ATGTCTCACAAATGTAGGTTAGCCTCTTACGTGCCGAAAGGCAAGGGGAAGCAGGCTATGAAGCAGCAAAAGGCGATGTTAATCGCCCTGATCGTCATCTGTTTAACCGTCATAGTGACGGCACTGGTAACGAGGAAAGACCTCTGCGAGGTACGACTCCGAACCGGCCAGACGGAGGTCGCTGTCTTCACAGCTTACGAACCTGAGGAGTAAGAGACCTGGCGGGGGAGAAATCCCTCGCCACCTCTGATGTGTCAGGCATCCTCAACGCACCCGCACTTAACCCGGTTCGGCGGGTTTTGTTTTTTTCTGGCATTCTGGTTTACAATTCGCACGTCAGCCTGAACACCTGACACCTGCTGCGCCAGCAGAGAAAACAGATGGCGCACAAAACCAAATTTCACAATTCTGATACCGACCTTGCCATCCGGCATGGGCGGCGTTCACACGCATTTAAAACCGACTGGTACCAACACCCACCATGTACTGAAGAACAGGCCGAATGGCTAATTCATAACTACCGCAGACGCGGATACGAGATTAAGAAAGCCCTCAGCCTCGATTATCGTCACTGGATAATCTCCGTCAGGCTTCCTTACTCTGAACGCCCACCGCGTCCGTCCCGCACATTCCAGCAACGCATCTGGAGGTAACGTGCGGGTATTACTTCGACCTGTTCTGGTACCGGAACTCGGGCTGGTGATCGTTAAGCCGGGCCGTGAATCCATGCCGGTATTCCACAATACCCGGGTACTGGTGGAGCCGGAACCGAAAAGCATGCGTAATCTGCCGTCCGGGGTCGTTCCTGCCGTTCGCCAGCCGCTGGCGGAGGATAAATCATTACTGCCATTTTTCAGCGACGAACGAGTGATTCGTGCTGCTGGTGGCGCTGGCGCATTGTCTGACTGGTTACTGCGCCATGTTAAATCCTGCCAGTGGCCACACGGCGATTATCACCACAGTGAAACCGTCATTCACCGTTATGGTACCGGCGCAATGGTGTTGTGCTGGCACTGCGACAACCAGCTGCGCGACCAGACCTCCGAATCACTCGGGCAACTTGCTCACCAAAACCTGTTTGCATGGATGATTGACGTCATACGCCATGCAATGAATGGCTCGCAGGAACGGGAATTATCGCTGGCTGAATTATCCTGGTGGGCGGTCCGCAATCAGGTGGCGGACGCGCTACCGGAAGCGGTATTACGTCGTTCGCTGGGGTTGCGTGCGGAAAAAATCCGCTCAATGTACCGTGAAAGCGACATCGTACCAGTGGTGCTGATAAGGATGCAATTGTGCGGGAGGCTCTTCTTCGTGATTTTAATACTCCACCCTTTAAAAAAGTGCCGGCTTACTGGCTTCATCCGGGGCTGACTTATCTTAAAGTGCGTATTTAGTGGGCCAGGGACAGCGGCTGAATATTTAATATATCCATGAACACCAAAATCAAATACGGCCTGTCGGCTGCCGTTCTGGCGCTGATTGCCGCTGGTGCGCCTGCGCCTGACATTCTCGACCAGTTTCTGGATGAAAAGGAAGGCAACCACACCACAGCATACCGTGATGGTGCAGGTATCTGGACCATCTGCCGTGGTGCCATCATGGTGGATGGCAAACCTGTCGTTCCGGGCATGAAGTTGTCGAAGGAAAAATGCGACCAGGTTAACGCCATTGAGCGTGATAAAGCGCTGGCGTGGGTGGAGAAAAACATCAGAGTGCCGCTGACCGAACCCCAGAAAGCGGGGATCGCGTCATTCTGTCCGTACAACATTGGTCCCGGTAAGTGTTTCCCGTCGACGTTTTACAGACGAATTAATGCTGGTGATCGAAAAGGTGCCTGCGAAGCGATTCGCTGGTGGATTAAGGACGGTGGCAGAGACTGCCGTATTCGTTCAAACAACTGTTACGGTCAGGTATCCCGTCGTGACCAGGAGAGCGCGCTGGCGTGCTGGGGTATCGACAGATAAGCAGAATATTTTGCTGAAAAATGAGGAATGGCCACGCGGGCGGATAACACGAAATCCTGCGAACTGGCGAAACGTAAGTGAATAAAAGTAAAAACCCCGTTTGTTGGCACCAAGCGAGGTTTTGTGTTTCTGACCTTGAGTAAGGCAAGGGAGAACATGGCGAAGTGTAAACGAATTCTGTTGAGGTTGACTATGAAAAATGGCCTTGAACTGAAAGCGCCTGTAACTGATGACATCAGCAGAGCACTGGCTTTTGCCATTAAGTGGGTGGCGGTCGGTGTTGCTGTGTCCCCGATGCTGTATGGGCTGGCAAAACTGGTCATTGCGTTGAAATCGTGAAGGGAGGATTAAGCATGTCAGACAAACTCATAACGCTGGCGAAGATCCTCTGTGTAATTGTCGGCATTTCATTTTCACTAATGCTGGTTGCTCTTTTTCTTTCCATGGCCTGGATGATGTTGTCTTCGTCGGGGTTGCTGGGGTGAACATAAACCGAATGCTTTCCGCGTTTATCGTTATTCTGCTGGTGGCCTGTGGTGCGCTGTGGATGGCAACAGACCATTACCGTGATAACGCGATTACCTACAAAGCGCAGCGCGATAACAAAGCCAGTGAACTGAAGCTGGCGAACGCAACCATTACTGATATGCAGGTGCGCCAGCGCGATGTTGCTGCGCTCGATGCAAAATACTCGAGGGAATTAGCCGATGCGAGAGCTGAAAATGAAACTCTTCGCGCTGACGTTGCCGCTGGTCGTAAGCGCCTGCGGATCAACGCCACCTGTCCAGGCTCCGTGCGTGAAGCCCCCACCACCTCCGGCGTGGATAATGCAACCGGCCCCCAACTGGCAGACACCGTTACACGGGATTATTTCACCCTCAGAGAGCGGCTGATGACGATGCACAAGCAACTGGAAGGGGCACAGGACTATATCCGCACTCAGTGCCTGAAATAAGTTTTGTTGATGCGCCGTATCGTCGCTATATTCCCTCATTAACAGAGACCGCAGCCCGACAGGGAGACTCCTCTGCGCGAGTGTGCGGGGATAATTAAAAACGATGCACACCGGGTTTTTTACCGCGTTAATGATTCGCGGGTTTATCCCGGTGCGATGGTGGAAGAAACAGGAAGCTGTATTACAGAAAGTGCTACTACTGTATCCCGATGCGATGTATGTAATGTGAGTCAGATAATGGCACAGGATGTGGTGATGTGGCAGTCTGGAACACAGGATATATTGTCAGAATAAGACCCGTAGGAATAAAAATGAAAAGACGCCTTTTACTACTTTTTCTGTTATCTGTCCTGGCAGTGGGATGCTCGCAGCAAAAAGCTGATGAGCCCCGGCAATTAGTGACGGTGTATCCACGATATCCGGAATATGCTGCAGCAAATTATATCAAGGGGCTGGTTGAGGTTAAGTTCGATATTGGTGCTGATGGGACTGTGACACGGATCGTTTTTCTCCGCTCAGAGCCTCATAATTTGTTTCGTGATGAAGTGGTGAAGGCCATGGCGAAATGGCGATTTGAAAAGAATCGCCCCTGTCAGGGAGTGAAGAGACAATTTATCTTTACGCCGTCACGTCCTTGATGCTTCCAGGTAGAGAGGGGCTGGACGCAGGAGAAAAATGAAAGAGCCAGCGGTTATATTTTTGTCATGGCTGACGAGGAATGATGGAAGAAGGCGTTGTATGCCACACAACGCCTCACTGTTCATTTCTTCTTTTTCTCTGGTGGAACCCGATGAATAAGAGTTGCACTGGTTTCCGATGAGATGGCGATATACTCGGGCAAAGTATGCTGGCAGTTTTCCAACTGGTCAAAAATACCTGCTCTCGTCTGTTGCAATGCCTGCAGCATGCGGCGGCAATGCGCCTTGCTTTTACTAACCATCTTTCCTTCCTCTATCAGTCGCTGCGTGAACTCATCATGTAATACCAGGTAAATGCGGATGTTATCGGTTTTGGCTACGCAGCATAGTACAAAACGGACAGGTGCATCCCGGGACGGGGGAGGCGTCACATGTCCCTGTGATGGTTGTTCCGGGTAATGCACTGTGTGGGGCATAAAAATGTCCGATAATTTTACTTTCTACCGCAGTTAGTTGATTCGTTGGTCCTGGTAGCACATTGGGCGAGGATTTAAATGCCAGGCAACTGAAGGATGATGTTGCAAGGGAGATAGCGAGAATATTTCTGATTTTCATTTGATGATGCCTCTGTGTGAAATGACGGTAAACGACGCACTTGTGCCGGCACATAATAGCAAGCACCATAATAGATCAGATTCGATTCTTGCTGTAAGTGATAATTATTCTCGTTTTCGGGTCCTTTCCGTCGATCCAACAGGTTACGGGGCGGCGACCTCGCGGGTTTTCGCTATTTATGAAAATTTTCCGGGAACCATGTCCGGTTTCTCTTCAAGTTAACTATATGAAAAATAAAAAAAGAGGTCTTCTGTGAACCGGACATGCACAAAAAATAGACATGTAAGCCGGACATGACCGGTTTTGTTGTGATTGTGAAGTGAGAGTTTTTGCGAGGTGAGGAGTGGCTACGCAGACTGAAGTTGCCAGGCATTTAAGTCTGACCGATCGCCAGCTTCGCAGATTGCAGAAATTGCCGGGTGCCCCGATATCGAATAAGCGAGGGCAACTGGATCTGGATGCCTGGCGCGATTTTTACATATCGTATCTGAGAAGAAGTAAAAACGATGTGCCTGATGGCGATAGCGAAGACGACTATGAGGAGAAATTGCTTATTGCCAGATGGGAACTGACAGCAGAACAGGCTGTTACACAGCAGTTAAAAAATGAGGTGTCAAAAGGAAAACTTATTGATACCGGGTTCTGTATTTTTGCCCTCAGCAAGCTGGCAATGGCGTTATCCAGTACGCTTGATTCCATCCCTTTATCCATGCAGCGACAGTTTCCTGATTTAACACCGCGCCATCTTGACCATCTGAAAACCCTTATTGCGAAGGGGGCAAATCAGTGTGCGCGGGCGGGGGATAAATTACCGGATTTACTCGATGAATATATCAGAGCAACAACTGAATAATATGATGAGTGCTGTCACAACAGCATTACAGCCCCTGATGTACCAGCCGCGGTCAGGCCCACCGTGCCGGGCTGTGGGTGATAAAGACCGAACTGCTGGAAACGCAGACGGTGGATTTCACGCTCGGGTCACAGGGGCTGCGTCACACACCCGGTGACATCATTGAAATCTGTGATAACGACTATGCCGGGACCATGACCGGCGGACGTGTCCTGTCCATCGATGCCGCCAGCCGTACCCTGACGCTGGACCGGGAGGTGACACTGCCGGAGACCGGCACGGCCACTGTTAATCTGATTAACGGCAGCGGTAAGCCGGCGAGCGTGGCCATCACCGCACACCCCGCGCCTGACCGGATACAGGTCAGCACCCTGCCGGATGGTGTGGAGACATACGGTGTGTGGGGACTCTCCCTGCCGTCACTGCGTCGTCGCCTGTTCCGCTGTGTCTCCATCCGGGAAAACACGGACGGCACCTTTGCCATCACGGCGGTGCAGCACGTACCTGAAAAAGAAGCCATCGTGGATAACGGGGCCCGCTTTGAGCCGCAGTCAGGCACCCTGAACAGCGTTATCCCACCGGCAGTGCAGCACCTGACGGTGGAGGTGAGCGCAGCTGACGGCCAGTATCTGGCGCAGGCTAAATGGGACACGCCGCGGGTGGTGAAGGGCGTGCGCTTCAGTCTGCGCCTGACCAGTGGTAAGGGAACGGATGCCAGACTGGTGACCACCGCCATCACCGCAGACACGGAGCACCGTTTCAGCGGCCTGCCACTGGGGGAATACACCCTGACGGTGCGGGCCATTAACAGCTACGGCCAGCAGGGCGAACCTGCGACCACCACCTTCCGGATTAACGCGCCTGCAAAACCCGCCACCATTGAGCTGACGCCGGGGTATTTTCAGATAACGGCGGTCCCGCGTCTTGCGGTGTATGACCCGACGGTACAGTTTGAATTCTGGTTCTCAGAAAAACGCATCACGAACACGGCACAGGTGGAAAAATCTGCCCGTTATCTGGGGACCGGCAGTCAGTGGACTGTCCAGGGGAGCCGGATTAAGCCGGGGACGGATTTCTGGTTTTACGTGCGAAGCGTCAACCTGGTGGGAAAATCTGCTTTTGTGGAAGCCAGCGGGCAGCCCAGCAATGATGGTGAAGGGTATCTGGAAATTTTCCGGGGGCTGATAGATGAGACGCTTCTGGGCCAGGCACTGAAAGAGCGCATTGATGCTTCAGCGCTGCGTACGGAGGTCACGCAACTGGAAGAAGACATCCGTCAGCGGATGGACACGGATATCGCAGAAGTGACCCGGAAAATCGGGGAGGCGGAAAACAGCCTCACGCAGCTGGTTGCGAAAAAGAATGAGGACCAGACACTGGCCATCGCGCAGGTGAGCCAGAAAGTGGACCGGGTGAGCAGTGAAATCTCACAGACTGTCAGCCAGGGGCAGTCAGAAAATGCCCGACAGATAGCACAGGTCCGCCAGTACGTGGATAAAAAAGGGAGTGAAATTACCTCGACCACGGATAAAAAACTGGGTGACCAGGCCGTGACCATACAGCAAATCCAGCGGGTTCAGTCAGACACGCGCAATGAGCTGAATGCCATGTATATGCTGAAGGTGCAGAAAACAAAAAACGGTATTCCCTATGTGGCCGGGATTGGTGCGGGGATTGAGGATGTTGATGGTCAGACGCTGAGCAGTATTCTGCTGCAGGCGGACCGTATCGCGATGATTACCCCGGAGAATGGCAACACCACGCCGCTGTTTGTGGCGCAGGGGAATCAGCTGTTCATGAACGACGTGTTCCTGAAGCGACTGTTTGCGGTGAGCATCACGTCATCCGGCAATCCTCCTACGTTTTCCCTGACGCCGGATGGCAGGCTGACAGCCCGCAATGCGGATATCAGTGGAGCCATCACGGCGAATACCGGCACGCTCAATAATGTCACCATTAACGAGAACTGTGTCATCAGAGGGAAACTGTCTGCAAACCAGATTGAAGGCGATCTCGTTAAAACAGTGGGTAAGGCTTTCCCCCGTGACTCCCGTGCACCGGAGAGGTGGCCATCAGGGACCATTACCGTCAGGGTTTATGACGATCAGCCGTTTGACCGGCAAATTGTTATTCCGGCGGTGGCATTCAGCGGTGCCAGACATGAGCGGGAGAATAACGATATTTATTCGTCATGCCGCCTGATAGTACGGAAAAACGGTGCTGAAATTTATAACCGTACCGCGCTGGATAATACGCTGGTTTACAGTGGTGTTATTGATATGCCTGCTGGTCGCGGCCACATGACGCTGGAGTTTTCTGTATCAGCATGGTGGGTAAATGGCTGGTATCCCACAGCAAGTATCAGCGATTTGCTGGTTGTTGTGATGAAGAAAGCCACTGCAGGCATCACGATTAGCTGAATTTTATAACCCCAATACGGGCGCCAGAAATGGCGCCTTTTTTATTGCAGAAAAGCGAGAGGTAATTATGCGTAAAGTTTGTGCAGCCATTTTGTCCGCAGCCATCTGTCTGTCCGTATCCGGTGCGCCTGCATGGGCGTCTGAACATCAGTCCACACTGAGCGCGGGGTATCTTCATGCCCGTACGAACGCTCCCGGCAGCGATAATCTGAACGGGATTAACGTGAAATACCGTTATGAGTTTACGGACGCGCTGGGGCTGATTACGTCCTTCAGTTATGCCAATGCTGAGGATGAGCAAAAAACGCACTACAGCGATACCCGCTGGCATGAAGATTCCGTGCGTAACCGCTGGTTCAGCGTGATGGCGGGGCCGTCTGTACGCGTGAATGAATGGTTCAGCGCGTATGCGATGGTGGGTGTGGCTTACAGCCGTGTGTCGACTTTCTCCGGGGATTATCTCCGCGTAACTGACAACAAGGGGAAAACGCACGATGTGCTGACCGGAAGTGATGACGGTCGCCACAGCAACACGTCTCTGGCGTGGGGGGCTGGCGTGCAGTTTAACCCGACCGAATCCGTAACCATTGACCTTGCTTATGAAGGTTCCGGTAGTGGCGACTGGCGAACGGATGCATTTATTGTTGGTATCGGATACCGTTTCTGACAACAGACGCCGATTTATCTTCTGTAAATATTGTTATGATACGCAGGTTCATCCACCTTATGGGGTGAACTGCGTTTGAGGAAACGTAAAGTTACACTGTCCTGAAGCCCGTGGCGTCACTGCTGCGGGCTTTTTTTATTGGTGGAAAAGTATGACAGTAAAAATTTCTGGCGTGCTTAAAGATGGCACAGGAAAACCAGTACAGAACTGCACCATTGTGCTGAAGGCCAGACGAACCAGCAGCACGGTGGTGGTGAACACGGTGGCCTCTGAAAATCCGGATGAAGCCGGACGTTACAGCATGGATGTTGAGCATGGCCAGTACAGCGTCACCCTGCTGGTTGAAGGTTTTCCGCCTTCACATGCCGGGACCATTACCGTCTATGAAGGTTCCAGACCAGGTACGCTGAATGATTTTCTCGGTGCCATGACGGAAGATGATGTCATGCCGGAGGCACTGCGCCGCTTTGAGCAGATGGTGGAAGAGGTGTCACGTAACGCCTCCGCGGTTGCACAGAATACGGCAGCCGCGAAAAAATCAGCCAGCGATGCCAGTGCATCAGCCAGCGAGGCGGCAACTCATGCAACCGATGCTGCAGCCTCAGCACGTGCCGCCAGCACGTCAGCCGGACAGGCCGCGTCGTCGGCTCAGTCAGCGTCTTCCAGCGCAGGAACGGCATCGACAAAGGCCCGTGAAGCAGCAAAAAGTGCTGCTGCTGCAGAGTCATCAAAAAGCGCGGCAGCTACCAGCGCCAGTGCCGCGAAAACGTCAGAAACGAATGCCGCAGCATCACAAAAATCGGCAGCCACTTCTGCATCCACAGCGACCACGAAAGCGTCAGAAGCTGCCACCTCGGCACGGGGTGCGGCGGCCTCAAAAGAGGCAGCGAAATCTTCAGAAACGAATGCATCATCAAGTGCCAGTAGTGCAGCTTCCTCGGCAACGGCGGCAGGAAATTCCGCGAAGGCGGCAAAAACGTCCGAGACGAACGCTAAGTCTTCTGAAACAGCAGCGGGACAGAGCGCCTCAGCTGCGGCAGGTTCAAAAACAGCGGCTGCATTATCTGCCAGTGCCGCGTCAACAAGTGCCGGGCAGGCCTCAGCCAGTGCCACCGCCGCCGGAAAATCGGCAGAAAGCGCCGCATCATCCGCTTCAACAGCCACAACGAAGGCTGGCAAAGCCACTGAGCAAGCCACTGCAGCAGCGAGGTCTGCTTCTGCAGCAAAAACCTCTGAAACAAATGCAAAGACTTCAGCAGACAATGCTGCTTCCTCTAAGGCGGCAGCCGCATCGTCAGCCAGTTCAGCGGCGTCATCGGCATCATCTGCGTCTGCTTCAAAAGATGAGGCGACCAGACAAGCGTCAGCAGCGAAAGGTAGTGCCACGACAGCAACAACGAAAGCATCAGAGGCGGCAGGCAGTGCGACGGCGGCATCTCAGAGCAAAGTTGCTGCTGAATCCGCGGCAACGCGTGCCGAAACAGCGGCAAAACGGGCAGAGGATATTGCATCCGCCGTGGGGCTTGAGGATGCGAGCACGACGAAAAAGGGGATAGTACAGCTCAGCAGTGCAACAAACAGCACCAGTGAAAAGCTGGCGGCAACGCCAAAGGCAGTTAAAACTGTTAAAGATAGTTCAGTTCAAAAAACTGGCGACACAATGGGAGGGCAGTTAAAAATCAGCACGATAAATGCTCTTCGAATATTCAACCAAGCCTTTGGCCTTATTTTTAGGCGTTCCGAAGATTATCTTCATCTTATTCCGACTAATGAAGGGGAGGGGGAAAATGGAGACATCGGTTCATTAAGACCATTCTCTATAAACTTAAGATCAGGGTTGGTGTCCATCGGTAATGGACTAAAAGTTGGTGGTAGTGTTACTGGTAATTTGACCGGAAACGCAGATACTGCGACCAAGATCAAGACAGCACGTAAGATTGGGGGCGTGGCATTTGATGGATCGGCAGATATCAACTTGCCTGGAGTCAACGCTACCGGTAATCAAAACACTACAGGTAATGCTGCGACCGCCACGAAACTTCAGGCAGCCAGAACGATTAACGGTGTGTCATTTGATGGTAGTGCAAATATCACATTGACCCCTTCAAATATTGGGGCATTGGCATTAACTGGAGGGACTCTTTCAGGTGGTTTAACTGCTGCTGGTGAGGTTATTTCAAGGTCAGCAAATGGTCTGCGTATTGCCTATGGCAACTATGGATTCTTTATCCGAAATGATGGATCAAACACATATTTTATGTTGACAGATTCGGGTAACAGTCTTGGTACGCACAATAGCTTAAGGCCGTTTATAATTAGTAACCATACTGGCAATGTTACAATTGCAACTAAATTAAACGCGAGTGGTGGTATCACTGGATCTTTATCGGGTAATGCAAGCACAGCAACCAAATTGCAAACTGCAAGGACAATTAACGGCGTAAAATTTGACGGCTCGGCAAATATTGAAGCGTTTCCGCCAGGTGTTCCGCTGCCGTGGCCATCAGATACACCACCTGCAGGTTATGCAATCATGCAGGGGCAGACGTTTGATAAGGCAGCATATCCGAAACTGGCTATTGCCTATCCTTCAGGTGTTATTCCAGATATGCGCGGCTGGACAATCAAGGGCAAACCCGCCAGTGGCCGGGCCGTATTGTCTCAGGAACGGGACGGCATAAAATCGCACACCCACAGCGCCAGCGCATCCAGTACGGATTTGGGGACGAAAACCACATCGTCGTTTGATTACGGCACTAAATCCACGAATAACACCGGGTCGCATACGCACAGTCTGAGTGGCTCTACGGGGTCTGCCGGTGCTCATACTCATGGTAATGGTATTCGTTGGCCGGGAGGCGGCGGTTCTGCGTTAGCATTTTATGATGGCGGTGGGTTCACTTATGTCAAGGATTCACAGTATCAAGTAAGCCCGGAGACTTCTTCCAGTAGATCGTATTATCAACGTATTCAGACACAGTCAGCAGGTGCTCATACCCACTCGCTGTCTGGTACTGCAGCAAATGCTGGTGCACATGCACATACTGTCGGTATTGGTGCTCATACGCACTCCGTTGCGATTGGTTCACATGGACACACCATCACCGTTAACGCTGCTGGTAACGCGGAAAACACCGTCAAAAACATCGCATTTAACTATATTGTGAGGCTTGCATAATGGCATTCAGAATGAGTGAACAACCACGGACCATAAAAATTTATAATCTGTTGTCCGGAACTAATGAATTTATTGGTGAAGGTGATGCATATATTCCGCCTCATACAGGTCTGCCAGCAAACAGTACCGATATTGCACCGCCAGATATTCCGGCTGGCTTCGTGGCTGTTTTCAACAGTGATGAGTCATCGTGGCATCTCGTTGAAGATCATCGGGGTAAAACGGTTTATGACGTGGCTTCCGGCGACGCGTTATTTATTTCTGAACTCGGTCCGTTACCGGAAAATGTTACCTGGTTATCGCCGGAAGGGGAGTTTCAGAAGTGGAACGGCACAGCCTGGGTGAAGGATACGGAAGCAGAAAAACTGTTCCGGATCCGGGAGGCGGAAGAAACAAAAAACAACCTGATGCAGGTAGCCAGTGAGCATATTGCGCCGCTTCAGGATGCTGCAGATCTGGAAATTGCAACGGAGGAAGAAACCTCATTGCTGGAAGCCTGGAAGAAGTATCGGGTGTTGCTGAACCGTGTTGATACATCAACTGCACCTGATATTGAGTGGCCTACGAACCCTGTCAGGGAGTAATCATTGGGATTATGCCGCAGCACGTCTTAAGCAAGAACGTGCTGCGGTTGGATGCTATTTTTTCCCTGAAGCGGAAAACATTACTACAGTACCTTGAACCTTGGTTTTAACATTCTCGAAATGCTCTGAGAGTATATGTGTTAAGCCTTCTTCGGAATCTTTTGTGTTTGAAAAGATGCCTTTCTGATTGTAAATGCGCATCAGTTTTTGACCGAAGCTATTGTGCACAACTCCATCGCCAAGAATTGTGGCTCCGTATAGAGTTCCATCGTCAGTTAAGGCCTGCGCCGCATTGCGTATTACACAGCTTTTTGTAGATATATTTCCAGGCAGGCAGTGAAGAAGGTAAAACATGGAAATGGAATCAAATTGACCATGTAACGCCGCGGGATAAGGTTCAAAAACATCATGGCTAATTTTATGTTTAATTTTTGATTCCCCAGCCCTTGTAGATGCCGCGTTCAGGCTAGCTTCGTTCAAATCCATTAAAGATATCAGACTACTCTCAGGTACGTGAGTAAGGTAAAACCCAGTTCCAACACCAATATCCAGATGGTTGTTACCTACATGTTCCAGAAAGTGTGGAAGAAGGTGTTCCTTTGTAGGACATCCCCATGCAAGCCGATTTGATACTCCCAAAACCCACCAGTCATAAAGCTTTAGGGTAAGTGGTGTGTAAATTTTAGCCCCATCATCTGTGTTTTTTTTCATTGATTTCACCATGTTATAGTTTTATTTGTGAATTAAATCAATTATGGCGATGAATTACAAGGGGTTAAATGCTGCCGCAGCATAGCGATATTGAAATAGCCTGGTATGCTTCGATACAGCAGGAGCCGAATGACTGGAAGACCGTCACCACACAGTTCCACATCCAGGAATTCAGTGAGTATATTGCGCCACTGCAGGATGCTGTAGATCTGGAAATCGCAACGGCGGAAGAAAGATCGTTGCTGGAGGCATGGAATAAATATCGGGTATTGTTGAATCGTGTTGATACATCAACTGCACCTGATATTGAGTGGCCGACTTCACCTGCAGAGTAA